TTTTTACCTTTTAATGCGTTCATATTTTTATAAATTTATTTATTTTCTAAGTCGTTGAACATTTGTTCATATTTACTATCTGTTTTATACGCTCCTCCGCGTTTTTGTCTGTCGCAATATTGTTTTTGGCTAAATCCTTTTGGGTTATTGCAGTCAATGGATTTTTTATATTTCATGCTCCATTCGTCGCCTTTAGCTCTTTCGATTGCTTCTTTACTAGGATAATCTTTGTCTCCAGGTTTTGCTGGCTTGTAATTATCGCCCATTCTTTGCTTTTTTTTACGAATGTTCTCCCAAAGACTAGCTTCCGCTTCCATGTCTCGCATATCGTCTTCGTCCATATCGTACATACTTTTCATTTCATCTTGCTCATAGTATTTCATGTAACCATGAACAGTATTAGTATAATCAGAAATTTTAGTGATTTTAGATTGTAACCATCCTTCAACATCTGTATCTTGTGGCATAGCATCAAGCATTTGTACTGTCTCACCTATTTGCTCGTAAGCTTTTTTAAGTTGAGCTTTTAACATTCTAATCTCACCTTCGTGAGCAGCTTTTGATTCTTCACATCCACATCCAGTTCCACAACCGCAATCTTCATCTTCTTCTGGATCAATAACTTCCGCAGAAGCGTATTCTGGAAATACTTCTAATATATGATCTTGTAAATCTAAATCAAGAAAATCTGCGTAAAATGGTTCTTCGATAGAGCTTTTTGTTACTTGTGTAACACTCTTTTTCGATTCCCACATGCGGCACGACCAATAACGAGCTTTTGTTTTTGGCCCAGGATTGTCACAGTTATGACGAGCGCGAAAACTTTTTCTGCGATCTGGGTCGTCACGTTTAATTTCCATATTTGGGTCACCAAAGTTAACTTTTACAATATTGCCTTTTTCATTTTTTACATAAACAGAAAATTTCTTAGGGCCTTTGGGAGTTCTGAATGGCTTGTTAAGCGGAGCTTTCTTTTCGCCTTGTGAATCGTAAGTCATTTCACTCGCTTTTGCTATGTCTCTGTCTGCTTTTCTGTATGCATCTTTTACTTTACCACCACGCATCATCTTTAAAAACATATTAACTCTGGCCATTGCCCAAGAGTTTCTTGACTGACTTGGCCTGTGGCTCGCAGAAAACGCTCCAGCGCCTCTTCTGTAGACTTTTTTTAGCTGGCCAAGGGTAACTTTGCGGGAGTATTTTTTATTGTGTTCTGCGACCTTGTTCTTCAACGCTTGAGTGGTCTTTTCTGAAAAAGTAATTTTTGCAACAGCTTGCTTTTCATCTTTGCGTTTTAGCACTTTTTCCGCTTGCTCTTTGCTGTCTGGCTTTGTACCTGCAGAACCTGGAGGATTAGCTTTTGAGCCTTTTTTTCTTTCGTCTGGCTTTGCTGGTGTCTGAGCACCAGATTTTGGGCCTGGTCTGCCAGCATCAGACTTTTTCATTTTCTTAAATTCCATTAAGCATGAGCCGAACTTTTCTTTGTCCGTGCCGCTCTTTGTAGGTATGCACTTCTTTAGAAATACGTTAAACTTCATCGCTTCTGACTTTTCCATGTCCATCATGGCCTCTTTAGTCATTTTGGACATTGCGATTTTATCAGAAAAGTCTACTTCTTTTTCGTTTTTGTTGTACATAGCTAATATTACTTACACATCTTGTACGTTAAAAACCAATTCTTTTTGCTTTTTTGATATTTTAATGTTTAACTCTTTTCCGCTTACTTTGTTAGATAAAATAACTGGAGATAGCTTGTTTTCTATATACTTTTGTAAAGTTCTTTTAATAAATCTTGCTCCATTCTTTACATCAAAGCTTTTTGAAACAATAAAATCTATTACTTTTGGAGTGTATTTTACATTCACATTGTTTTTCTTTAGTCTGTCAATTAATTTTGTTAGTTCAATTTTAGCAATTTTAAGATTATCTTGATAATTTAGTGGTTTAAACACAATTATATCGTCTAATCTGTTAATAAATTCTGGTTTAAATATCTTTTTTGTTTCTTTGATTACGTTTTTGCGTACTTCTGAAAATGATGGTGTTGTTTCTCCACCGCCAAAACCTAGTGTTTTTTCAACGTCAAAAGCAGAATGTCCAACATTACCTGTTAAAAGTATAATACAATTTCTAAAGTTAACAAGTTGACCGTTGGAGTCTCTTAAATAGCCCTCGTCCATAATTTGTAAGAGTATTTGAGATATATCTGGGTGTGCTTTTTCTACTTCATCAAACAAAACAACAGAATATGGTTTTTTTCTTACAGTTTCAGTGAGATATCCGCCATCCTCAAAACCTATATAACCTGGGGACGCGCCGATTAGTCTGCTGATTGCAGCTTTTTCGGAAAATTCACTCATATCAATTCTAACAATACTTTCTTCACCGCCAAATATTTCTTTTGCTAAAGTTTTTGCTGCTAAAGTTTTGCCTACACCAGTAGTTCCTAAGAGTAAAAAGCTTGCTATTGGTTTGTTTTCGTCTCGAACGCCAGATTTTGACCTTAATATTGATGAAGCTATCTTTTTGATACCATCAGCCTGACCAATAATTAGATTGTTTAATTTATTTTCCAAGTTTAAAAATGTTTCTGACTTGTCTTGTTTAAGTTCAGACATTGGCACTCCAACTTTTTTAGCAACAACTTCTAAAATGTCGTCTATGGTTACGCTGGGTGGTGATTTTACTAAATTATTAGCCCATTTTACCATGATTTTTTCATAATCTTCTGTGACTTTTTTGAGTTCTTCTTCTGATTCTGATTGCTCTATGGCTTTTTCAAGATCTTTTGCAGAAGCTGGTCGTTTAAAGCTTTTTGTTTTGCGTCGTGCACCAGCTTGGTCAAGAATATCAATAGCTTTGTCTGGTAAAAATTTATCAGTCATATACCTTCTTGACAAATCAACAATAGTAGCACAATCTTCTTTTGCGTATTTTACATTATGAAATTCTTCATATTTATGCACAATGCCTTGTAGAATTTTAGTTGCTTCATCACCTGTTGGCTCTTTGACGTTTAGTTTTTGGAATCTTCTGTCAAGAGCGCCATCTTTAGCAATAGTTTTTCTGTATTCTGAGTTTGTGGTTGCGCCAATGCACCTAATTTGACCTCTTGCTAATAACGGCTTTAGTATATTTGCCGCATCCATTGTTCCTTCTGCGCCACCAGCACCTACTAATGTATGGATTTCATCAATAAATATAATAATTTGGTCATTTTTAGCTACTTCGTCAATAACTCTTTTTAATCTTTCTTCAAATTGGCCGCGATATTTTGTTCCCGCTATTAACGCCGCCAAGTCTAAATAGAATATTTCTTTGCTTAATAAGAACTCTGGAGCTTCGCGAGATACGATTTTTTGCGCCAATGCTTCTACAACGGCAGTTTTGCCAACTCCAGGTTCACCTACGAGTATTGGATTATTTTTATTTCTTCTGCATAATACTTCGCTCATTTCTTCAACTTCAATTGATCTTCCCACCATTGGATCGAAGCCTTCTTGTGCAGCTATAGCGTTAAGATTGACAGCAAAGCTGCTTAATGCTGATGTAGATGTATTGGTTTCTTGCTGTTCTACTTTTTCTTGTTTAGAGGGTCTTTCGAGATTAAAATGCTCTTCTAGCCTATCAAATAATAAAATTAAGTCTACGCCAGTTTTTTCAAAACAAGTTAACGTAGGATAATTCTTAATTTTAATAAATATGTAAAATAAGTGATCACAGCTTACATAAGATTGACCAATCTTTACTGCAAATTTTCTTGCCTCGGTTAATATTTTCTTTACATGTTTAGTGTAAGAAATTGGCTCTTGTATATTTACTTTTCTTTTGCCTTCTCCGCAAAACTCTTTGACTAGATTTTTTAGTAAATCTCTGTCGACAGCAAACTCTTCGAATAATTCATTTACATATGAACTTTCTATGTCAAGAAAAGCTAAAAACACATGATCAAGTGTTACAGTTTTTCTGTTTAAGCGATAAGCGTATGCCTTTGCGTCTCTAATAACTTTTTGAGCGCGGGGCGTGAAGTTAATTTGATCTTGTTGATCCATCATATTTATTTACACGTTTTATTTTAAATCACTTAATTTCATATAGATTTTATCATCATAAACACTGACTGAATCTATAAATACAATGTCGTCTGATTTTCTTCCCTCTATATAAATCACACTTTCTTTTTTGGGTAGGGTATTATTGTTTTGTTGTAAAAATTCTGTTAGCTTGGGCTGTCTTTGTGTGTCCATTAACATACCATGCAAAAAACCTAACTCATCTGACATTTCTATTTTAGCATATTGGTTTCCATTTCTACTTCTCCTTTTAAAGCAATCATTAACAACTCCCACCATATATATTCTATCATTATTTTCTGAAGCTTCAACTTCGTAACTATTCATAAGAGGTTTCTCTTTTGAGAATACAGATTTTAATTTTGTACTATAAGAGTATCCTAATAACTTTTTCTCAAAAAACCAATTTGCAAAATCTTCATACACACGATTCTTTTCCCAAATTTCTTTGTACTTCAAATATTTCTTTTTGAAAGTTTCAAATCTTTTGTCTGCCATCAATCTTTTATTATCGTCACCTAGAATTTTATCTTGTGTTGCAGCTTTGATAGTATTTAAAACATCGTAATTAAATTTAGGCCCTAATTGTATAAAGTTTCTTTTTTCTCTGTCTGTCAATAAATTAAACGACTGAGCTTCTAATACTAATCTTGACCTTTTCGTCTTGTAGCTTTGAAGTGCTCCAGCTTGAATTAATGCTGATAAGACTCCTATATTGATACCAGCTTGTTTTGCGCTGATAAATATATCATACTTTGTTGGAGTATCTGACTCGCGAAAATCTGTCAATGCTTGTAATGTCTTTTGGCTTACTCCTTTGATACTGTTCAAACCGTATCTAATATTTTTGCCTTCGATTTTGAAGTCCATTGACGACCTGCCTAAATCTGGTGGTAATAGTTCTATATCAAAGTACGGTAACTCTGTTGTGATTTTTGCTATCTCTTCATGTGGTGCTGGCTCAAACTGAGTCATTTTCAACAAGCTCAAGAAAAACTCTTTTGGATATTTAAATTTAAGATATGTTGTCCATGCTGCTAATGTTGCGTAGGCAATAGAGTGTGATTTATTAAATGAATAGTTTGCGCTATCCTCTGCAACTTGCCATAATACATCTGCTGCTTCTTCGCCGCGATGACCTGTCCAAGCATTAGTTAATCTATTTTCTTCTACTTTCTCAAAGATCTTTTCTTTCCATGCTGGCATTTGATCTACCTTCTTTTTGCCAACAATTCTTCTTAATTGTTCTGCTTCATCGAGTGTGAAGCCAACTCGCACAGCCATTTTCATTAGCTGCTCTTGGTATAGAGGAATACCTCCAGTATAATCTAATATTTCATCAAATGCTGGATGAACACTTTGGAAGTCGCCAGTTTTTACATACTCGCTATACTCACCTGCAAACTCTAATGCTCCTGGCCTTGCGATTGCTACCACTGCACTAAGTTCTTCTAAGTTTCTGGGTTTAATTTTTTTGCATACACTAAAGTTTGTATATGCTTCAATTTGAAACAAGCCTTGTGGATGTCTAAATTCATTTGATAAACTTTTATATAATTTTTTATCATCAAGGTTAATACTATTTAAATCAAAATCTAGCTGCTTGCATACATCATAAATTACGCTGAGAGTTCTTAGCCCTAATATGTCAAACTTTACCATCAACTCTGCAACCCAATTCATATCATATCCACTAACCAAATCTCCATCATTAGTTTGTTGTAGTGGACATATTTCATCCAACGGATAAAATGAAATTGCAATTCCAGAAGGGTGTACTCCAGTATTTTTATTTAAACCCTCAAGCTTGCGAGCAACCGCGAATATGTCTTGGTTTTCGTCAACCCAATTTTTAAACTTTTCGCTTTCTTCATATGCTTCTTTTAGTGGAGCAACTTTACCAAATCTTTTTGGTATTGAGTCGCTGACTTCGTTTACATCTTGCTCAGAGTAGTTTCCAACGATCTTACCACATTCTTTAATACATAGTTTTCCGCTGAGAGTGTTAAGGGTTAGAATTTTACAAGTTCGATTTGGATGCTTTCTCTTGATATAATCAATAACTTCTGCGCGGCGTTCGTATGCAATGTCGTTATCAACATCTGCTAATAGTGAACCGTCAAGAAATATTTCTCCATTTCTTTCTATTTTGCGTGCTCTGGATTTACTAACAAATCTTTCGAAGAATAAATCATATTTAATTGGGTCAACTTGTGTGACATCAATTAAATACAATACTAAACATCCTGCTGCTGAACCTCGACCTGGGCCTGTTGGAATATCATTTTCATGGCAAAAGTGAAGTATATCCCAGTTTAAAAGAATATAGTCAATAAAGCCTAGCTCTTTTAAAATTTCTAATTCTTCTTTGACTCTGTTATAATATACTTGTTTGTTTTTCTTTTTGTCGATGCCTTTTTTCTTAACACCGTCAAGGCAAAGCGCTCGTAAAAAGTCATAATTAGAAGTATCTTTGTTTAGTTTTAACTGCTCGTAATATTTATCTTCAATATTAATTTCTGGCAACTTTACACCTGCTGGCGCGCAGTCTTTGTATTCACTGAAGTCTTCTAAAAAACTCATGCCCATATTCTATCACAGTTAAAATTAAATGTCAACCTTCCAAATGATCTTTTTAAATAATTCAAAGTTCATTTCAATATCGTACATAGAATCATGAAGTTTGTCTGCGTCGAAGTCTACAGAAAACTCTTTTAACATAGCCGCAAGATTAGTTTTTAATCCTCGTTTAACATATCCATTTAATCTTAATTGCCAACTGGTCAACGAATCTTTTTTGTCGTACTTAATGTTTTCTCTGTAGGCTTTTGACAAACAGTTTGTATCAACTAATCTATTAACGTAAGAGTAGTCGGTTTTAAATCCAAAATGTTTTCTTGTATTATTGTGAACATAAACATCAAAGCCTAACAAATTATGTCCAACAATAATATGATTTTTATCATATAGCAACTTATCAAATTCTTCTAATACTGGCTTTGGGTCTTCGCATTTATTTTTATATTTTTTAAAATCAAAACGTGTTGCTCTTGCGGCTCCGTCAGAAACTTTTAGATCTTTCCATTTTAGAAAGTGATCTGCTTTTTTAAGTATCTTGTTTTTTGTAGCAACAATATATGATAATTGCCACGGTCTGTTTTTTTGGCTTACTAAATTAAGATTGCAAGTCTCAAAGTCAAAAATTAAATATTTTTGTTTATCGTTATATCTTAAAAGGTCGTCGTTCATGCTTTGATTATTGGTTTGTTAGTTTTCCACAAACGATAGCTATCTTCATCGCGATGGAATGTGCTTGCCTCTATGAGCTTTACGTCTACTTCGCTTGCGATCAAACTGTGCGGTACACCTTGCGGCATTTCCATTGACATGCCTTGTGGAACATATATAGTATGTTCTTTGGTAGATTCTGTATCTATCCAATTTACCTTTAGTATTCCTTCAAGAATATAAAAAACTTCATGCTTATCAATGTGAAAATGCATTGATGTAGAATGTCCCTTTTTAATTTCTAGGATTTTACCGCAGTAATTATGTTCTAGATTATTGGCGAACCAAGTTTCTGATCCCCAATCTTTTTCTACATATTTTGGTTTATCTACTTTCATTTTTTTCTTTCCAGCTTTCAAAGCAGAACTCGTCACTTCCGAAGTGTTCTAAATTTGGTTCTTCTAATGTTTTTTGTCTACCAAAGCCGCGTGAACATAAACACTTGTAAGTTTGAAACGCTTTGACATCTGATTTTTTATTGTAGTAAATTGACTTCACTTTTTCTGTTTGATATTTATTATCGGCGCAATACTTTTGTACGCTTGGTAATATTACCTCATCTAGTAACAATCCATTATCCTCTATAAAAAATACTGGATTGCAAAAACTAAAGTCAGGAATACAGTTAGAAAAAGAAGTTAAATTAGTTGCTATAAAAGAATCATAAAATGGCACAATCAATTTTAAGTTGTCGTTCCATTCTGATTTCAAATATTCATAATTTAAGTGGCCAAAGCCTCTTGCAAAAGCGCGGTTATGAATTTTGTATAAAGCTTTGATTCCATCATCATTTTTAGCAAACAAAATAATCTTGTGTCTGTTATTGTTATCTTTGCTTAATTTTTCATCTATATTTTCGGCTATTGTAAATCTAAGCCCAAAAACAAGTTGAAGATTTAAATCCTCGCAGTTTCTCTTTGCTTCTAAAAATCCATTAAAGGAATCTTCTACGAGAATAACTTGATTTAAATTATTGTCAACAGCTAATTTGAATATACTGTCTGACCCACCTTCTGTGCACTTACTCGGATGTGATAATGTTAATATTGACTTTCCGATTGAGAAATGACTCTTAAATAACGGCAACATGCGTATATATTAACACAACACATGTTGTATGTCAATCATTATATTGCCATTTTGGGCAACCTTCGTATTTTCGTAGCTCTATTTTTTGGCCTTTTTTCTTTTTTGCTTGTAAACTTTTTTTATCATCTTTAAAGCTGGAGCCTATAATTTTACCATCTTTATCAAGTAGAACATAGTATTCCATAGGCTTACGCACAGAGCAAATGTAGTTTTCTATTTTACATCCTTCCGCATCTAGTAAAAACTCTCCTCTGCGTTTTTTATAACCTTCTTTTCCGCATACTAGCGGACCTCCAAACGTGCCATCCTTGGGGTAATCTTGATCTGACGCATAATTACTTTTAGCATGGTGTATGGTAAAGTTGTCTAAATATTTTTGTATTTCTGTTAGTTCATATTCAAAGCCTTCCAACTCTTCGTCGGTAACTTCTACCATTTTTAATAGTCCTTTTCCAAACTCTCCAAAAATATCTTTGTTTAAATCAAATTTAAGAAACACAAACTCAGATTGCCTTTTTAAATATTCGGGGTATAAGTGTTTGACAGCAAGAGAATACATTAAGTCTTGCAAGTTGTTTGTAATTTCTTTACCTTTGAATATTTGTTTGCTGCTTTTAAAATCGCGAATGACTGCTAAGCTTTTCTTTTTATACAAAAATAGTTTGTCTATGAATCCTCTTATGGCGTATTTCTTGCCATCTTCATCAACTTCTATATTAAATTCTTTTTCTGAAATACTTTTTGTTGGCTTACCATTCTCTTTACCAAAAAAGTCATAGTTCAAGCCGTTGAGAGTCATGTCTTTTATTAAGTCAATATTTTCTTGATCATCTACTTGTTCTTTTCTTGCATGTTTTAATACAAGTCTTTTTACGGGTTCAGACGCAAAAATATTTTTACTTCTAAGTATTTTGGTATAATGCTTTTTGTGTCTTGGGTTACCAAGACATTCGAACACTAAGTGGCATATACTACCTCGTTTAGCGCCGTCATTGGACTTGTCTGGTAGTTTTAAAATGTATTTAGCCCAATACTGCCAAGAGCAAGTTTGAGCTACTTTGATTCTACTCGCGGAAAGCTTATTCATTTAACCTTGATTGAATTAATTTTTTGCTTGTTGGTGTTACAAGTGTTTTTGGCAAATCTTTTGAACAATCTAATATATATTTGTACATTCTTTTTTTATCGCGCTTTTTATTGTACCACAAATCAAAATCAACATTTTGTTCTTGCATTGCGCCAAAGTCATTTTTGACTGGAGGTTGAATTGTTACTCCATCTATATCAAAATATTTTATTAATTTTAAAAATATTTTAACAGCACTTTGTAAACCTCGATTGTTTTTTGATGATGAATCATTGTTAGTGGCAATAATAATATTTTTTGGATTAAGTGTAACCAAAGTTGTTAACAATTTAGGAGACAAGTCTAAACCAAAAGTAACTAAATTATTTTTGTATCCATTTTCGTATAACGCCATTGAGTCTCCAATACTCTCAACCAAAATTACTTCTTTGTTTTTGTAAATTGAATCAAATATTTCAAGCTTTTTATCGCGACCAATATACAATGGATAGCTCCAGCTTGTTTTTTTACCCATGTGTTTCCACTTTGGTCTGTCACTGTAGTTTGTTGCATCTCTACCAGAAAACCCGCAGATTTTTCCTGACTCATTATAAATTGGGAAAACATATCTTTTGTTCATAGCGCCAGTAGTTGCTAACCCACACTTGTAAAACTTGAGTGTCGCATCTGATATATTTTTAGAATTGTAAAACTTGTAATGCGGCAACAATCTTTCTAAGTGTTCTTCTGAATATGTTTCTTCCATTTGAATTTTAGATGTGTTATTATTATATGTATATAAACTGTTTTTTTCAGTGGTTATATATTTATTTAATATTTTTGGATCATTAGTATTTAATGTTCTTTGTACTAAAGCTGCAAGCGGCATGCTTTTGTTTGCGTGAACATAATCCGTCCACACTCCAGTATTTTTATACACTTTTACTGCAGTCGGATTATCTCCGCCTCTGTAAATCGCGCTTGTTCTCCAAGAATCGCCACAATCCACAAGTTTGTAGCCTAATTCTTCCAATACTGATTTAACGTCTACGTTATTCTCCATCTTCTTCAATTTCTGGGTGTTGTCCGAGGTATCGAACTAAATCTCTTAAATCGCCTTTCTCACTAATATGAAAGTTGTTAAAATCAAGATGAATATAATTTTGTTGTAAACTACCGTCTGGCATTCTAACTGGATTGACAGCCCCGTTTACATCTTGGCCCAAATGACGATACTTAACACATTTTAATTTGTGCGTACCAAAGTTTGGTTCCGCTTCCATTTCATCCTCCGTTTTTTTGCGAAGAATAAAAGCATGAGAGGCAAATTGCACGATTCGATCAGACAATGAAAACACAGACTCATCATCTACAATATTTTCTGCACGACGATTGTTTACGATTCCTTGTCTGTTGCTTTGAACACTTGTGAGCATAGAAATTACTGGCTCGCCATCAAACTTAATATCTCTGTGAATACAATCTTTAAATCGTTGAACCATGTTACCTACAAGCTCCCACTCCGATCTGTTTTTATCATTGCTTTCAGACGTAGTTTTAATATAGTCAAATGAGAAAATCATTTCTTTGCCTCTGCCAACTTCCGAAAAATAAAACCTTTTAAGCAAATTTATCATATCTTCTGACGACATACCTGCAACATTATAATAAAAGAATTTCATGTTACTGATTTTTTCCCATACAGACCTAACTTTCTTAACAACAGCTTCTCCTGCTTGTCTCCACATACCAGTTTCTAGCAAATGTACTGGAACTTTTGATAATGCTGCACATTGCCTTATAATCAATTCTTCTTTGCTCATCTCACCATTATCAAAGTGTAATACTGGCACTTCATATTCTGCACTGACTTTTGTCGCATAGTCCATACAAAATTGTGTTTTACCAACGCCTGCTCGAGCACATATAACCGTAATATTTCCTGGCCTCAATAGTGAACCATAAAGTTCATTGACTCGCTTGTGTGGCCCCATCATGCCAAATTCAGTAATAGGATTATTTCCTCTGAACTCAACAAGCTCTTTCATTTCTTCAAATATGTTTTCTGGCTTTCTTTCTCCTACGTCATATAAATTTATTTGTCCGTTATATAGTTTATCGGCTTTTGCAATAATTTTGTTAAATGGTTCTGATGCGTCCATTTTGTGCATAGCATTTGCAATAGTTTTTCCGCATTCTGCAAGTTGTCGTCTAACTGTAAGTTTTTTAAGTTCTCGTGCAACATTAACTATTGTGGACTCACTTAGTTTTTGTAGAGCGAGAGAGGATATATAATCACCAACGGTAATATTATCTTCAAAAGAAATGCCTAAAGAAGTAACTCTATGGGCAAGCATTGTTTCATTGATTTCTTCTCCTTGCTCAATTGCTTGCGAGAGAGTATTATATATTGTTTTATGGACAATAGTATCCTTAGAATAAAAATCCTCAGAAGTTGTGAGAGTTGATATATCTGAATATTTGTGCGGATACTTTATTAATCCAGCTAGTAATTGCTTTTCTAGCTCAAGCGAAAAAATCATGTGGGAAATTATATATTATCTAATGTCGAAAGTCAAGAGTTATTCTTCTCCACCTTCGGGATGAATTGCATCTTCTAGCTTTTCTACTTGATAAAGATACTTTTCAATTGCTTTTCTTAGGCCCATTTCAATTATCTGTGTCTCGGACTTTGCGTAAACCAAGGGTCTGCCATCTGCAGAGACATAAGCCATCACAAATCCTTTGTTGTGCTGATCTCCATTACCAGTAAGCTCGTATATTTCATCTAATACAGAATCGGGTAATTGAAAAGATGGTAAATTGTCTGGGTCAATATCTTGGTTGTTCATGTATATATTTTACACTATTTATAGGGTGACGTCAAACTTTTTAAACAAAGATTTGTTAATTATGTCTGAATCATAGATTTCTACAAGAATAATATCGTTAACTTCGCAAAATTCTGCTTTGATTTGGTCTCGTTTGAGTTGTTCAAGGTAATTATTTTTGTGTCCACCATGAAAAAATTTATTATATTTTGTATGTTGTGAGCCTTGTACTTCTACTGCGACTCTTTTATTGGCATTATAAAAGTCTAAACTTAGTCTTGTACCAACAACTGGAAATTCTTCAAATGTTACATGATTGTACCAATAATCTTTTAAAAAATCTTTTACAGCTTTTTGCCTTTTGCTTCTGCTTGAAGCTTCCCAATTTATAATACGTTTTTTTAAATTTTTGACACGCTTTACTTTTCCGTCAATAGTTTGAAATTCCATATTAAGATTTTAGGATATCTTCTTTAAAGTTTTGTATTAGCGCTGCCGTAAGCTCTTTGTTTTCTTCAAGCAAACTGAGTAGTTTGGGTTCTCCTTGAACTTTTTCTGGTAAACCCATATCTTTGTACTGCTCGTAAATGTCTTCGGAAAACTTAATCCATGCGCCACTCTTTTCAAAATAATCCCAAAGCAACATCATGTCAATTAATTCACGCTCTACCCAAATAGAATTACCATTTGTTCTACCGTATTTAATTGGATAACGTACTTTTGCGCCAGTTTTCTCATTAACACTCTTTTTAAAAGTAATTTTGCATTGGTGTCCAGTTGGGTTACCTTTTTTATCTACTGTTTCTGCATTAGGATTTTCCCAAAAAATATCTGCATTGTATCTTTCTTCAAATTCTAGAATATTATTTGCGTAATGTTTTACTGCGTGACCACCTGCGGATTTTGGTTTTGCTCCTGTTCTGCTAAATCCAGTAGGTATTTCTATGCGTACCTGACTTGTGATAATCGCGACATGTCCATTCATGGCAATTGGTAGTGATTGCTTTTTTAAAAATACTGATGAAATCAAGCTACCGCCTGCAACTTGCTCAGCATCACCAAAAGCTTTGTCATAATCAGCTTGACGGCACAATCCGTCCATACTGTCAATGATAAACATGTATTTTCTTTCTTCTTGATTATTTTGTACAAGATCGCGAATAAGATCAAATACTTTTTCAAAAATATTGCAAGAAATAACGCACCAGTTTCTTTCTTTTGTGCTTACTCCTGACCTTTTAATCATTTCGTTTGACAATCTACCTTCCGCTTTAAAATAAATAATCTTACCAACATCTCCAAAATGCTTTTGAAAATGTCGAGCAAAAGAAAGTGCACAACTTGTTTTGCCGCCTTCGTTTACTCCTGTAAATCTGTGTATACCACAACCTAGCCCGCCGTCCATTGCAAGATCTAAATTGAGACTGCCTGATGAAACTTTATAATCTTCTGGATTTAAATGATTATAATGGTATTTTTTGTTCTTTTTGTCATTCAAAAAGCTTTCTATTTGTTCCTCTGCTGTTAATAATTCTTTACTCATTAAAATAATCCTTTACTGACTTCTTCTTTTTTTCTAGTTCTAAATCTTCGCCAAACTTTTTGTCATAAACTTTAGTTTGTTCTATGACTCTTGGCTTATAATGAAATTGCCTATATTTTCTTAAAACAAATACTTTACCTACCTCTCCTAGTACAGTAGCTAGGCTTTTAAATTTTTTTTCAAAAGTTACTTTTTCCCAAAATTCTTTGTCTGGAAATTCTTTGAATACAGACTTTAGTATTTTCATCTCTCTGCCCCAAAAAGCTTCACGCTCTGACTTTGGGGCGGAGGGATGTGGGCAAGCTACTAATTTTTCAATTAACTTTTGCTCGAAAGTTTTTTTTCTACCTCTTGGCATGTTCTAACTCAAGGTCGTATTCTACCATGCGTTGCACTAGCTTGTCAAATGAAATTTTTGGCTCCCAGTTTAATTCACTTCTTGCGGGAAACGAGTTACCATAGAGTAGTTCTACTTCACAAGGGCGATAAAACTCTTCACTAACTTCTGCTAACGGAGTGCTTGTTGTAAAGTTTCCTTCATATAAAAACTTTTCAGATAAACCTTCGCCTTGCCAATATCCAGGAATACTTGCATGCTCAAAAGCTTTTTCAACAAACTCTTTGACAGTGTGTGTTTCGTCGCTGGACAAAATGTATTCTTTAGGCTCTTCTTGATTTAACATCATCCATATGCCTCTTACAAAATCTTCTGAATCTGACCAATCTCTTTTAGAGTTTAAATTCCCTAATTTCAAAGGTTCAAATTTTTCATTATTTGCTATTGAGGTGGCTATTTTTGCAACAGACTTGGTGATCTTTCTTGTTACAAATTCTTCTCCGCGTTTTAAACCTTCATGATTAAATAAAATGCTGTGTATTGCGAATAGATTGTATGATTCTCTGTAAACTTTGACAATATGCCTTGCTGCCGCTTTAGACGCTCCGTACGGGCTTCTTGGCTTTATTGGGTGCTTAATGTCTTGCGGAGAATAATCAACGTCTCCTAACTCCTCAGAGCTTCCTGCACTATAAAATCTACACTCTGGCTTGAACTTTCTGATTGCCTCAAGACATCTGATGACCCCAAGTGTATTTACGTCAAAAACCTGCAATGGCATATCCCAGCTACAACCCACAAAAGAGTTTGCGCCGAAATTAATTAAATAATCTGGTTCAATTTCTTTAACAAGTTTGTTAATTGATACGTCGTCTGTGAGGTCTCCATAAACTAAAGAAAATCTTTCGTCGTCTTTAAATTCTAAAATATTTGTTTCATTAACGTTTGATGTTCTGCGCATCATACCGTAAATTAATACATCTTCAGTATCAAGCAAATACTTTGCCATATTTGC